CCAGCCTCGAAACCAATTGCAGTTACACCCCCGCCAGTTGCGTGAGAGCTTCCAGCAAGTGCGCCAACAATTGTACAAGAACTTGATGTAGTTATTGCGTCACCCGCAGATTTTCCTATGACCACTGTTTGAGTAGCCGTGGTTATGGCTGAAGATGCCCCTACCCCAATCGCAACGTGTTCGCCGCCCGTAGTAGATGCTCCAGTAAGAGCTTCGTATCCGATGGCGACTGAGTTATTTCCAGCAGTCGCTCCATCACCTGCGTAATTTCCGATGAAGATGTTCTGTGTCCCAGTTGCCATGGAAAGACCCGCACTGAGTCCAATTCCCATGTTGTGATTAAAATTATTCGCGCTCCCTAAAGCGTTGTTTCCGATTGCTATGTTAGAGCTACCTGTACTATTTCCATCAAGAGCGCGAAACCCGATTGCAACGCTGCTGCTTCCTGTAGTCAGGTCGTGACCAGCTTCGTATCCGAGGGCCGTGTTGCCTTCGCCCGTAGTATTTGCCTTTAATGCTTCAAAGCCGAGAGCCGTTGGATAAAGGCCAGAAGTATTCGCGGCCAAAGCTGCGTGTCCAATGGCTGTTGCTCCCGCCGCTGTACTGTTTTCTAAAGCACTCGCTCCGACTGCAACGCTATAAGAGCTTGTTGTTACAGAATCTAAAGCTCTTCGGCCCATGGCCACATTATAGCTTCCGGTGGTTATCGAGTCTCCCGCTCTGTAGCCAGAAACACTGTTGTAACTCCCCGTGGTCACTTGTTCTAGGGATTCTGCCCCGACTGCGGCGTTTTCTGCGCCTGTCGTTACAGATTTGAGCGATGACCATCCGATTGCGGCATTGCTTGAGCAAGTCGATCCTGTAGATGGCCCTTGTAGGGCATCTTTTCCAAAAGCTACATTGTTTGTTCCAGTAGTTAAATAGTAACCTGCATTTGAGCCCCCAATAGTATTGGAACCTCCAGTAATACTATACCCAGCAGATTGTCCCAAAAAAGTATTGTGGTCTGCCGTAGACATTGAAGCTCCAGCTTCAGAACCAAGAGCTGTGTTTGATCCTCCTGTACTTGTCGCCCCACCCGCATTGTCACCAACAAACGTATTGTCAGACCCAGTAGTCAACGCATCACCAGCGTTCTCACCAATAGCCACGTTATCTGTACCTGTTGTCAGACCTGTACCAAAAGCACCGCTACCGAGACCTACGTTGCCTGTACCGCCTAATACGTCGAGTACATCTGTAACCGCTGCACCTGATCCTGCACCATCCGTAGCCACCATGCGGATACCGCCGTTTGGTATGACCACATTTGCGCCTGTTCCTGCGGTTAATGTGACTGTATCACCAGCAGAGTTTTGAATTATCCATACGTTAGAAAGAGTATTTGGAGCCAGGGTAACTGTACAAGCCTGGGAAAGAGATCCTGTCAGAGTAAGAGCCAAAGAGCGAAATGCATCACTAGCACCGTCAGCCATCGTAATGGTTGCTGTACTAGCGTCCGAAAGAGCCTCGCTTCCTGTCCCAAATTTTTCAGCAATTAGCTCCAAATTCGTATTTGTGCTTGTTCCCCAAGTTCCAGATTCATCGCCAGTGGCGATCTCTTTTAATCTTAAATCATTAACGTAAGTTGCCATAAGCTACCTTTTCTTAGTTTTAACTTTGGGTTTTTTCACAGAAGACAGATGCTTTTTTAAAATATCTGCTTGTTTCTTGTGGGTCTTAGATGCCTTTTCTAAACCCTTAATTACTTTCTTTACCTTACGAACCATCAGGCTACCTCTTTCCAATTAGGTGTTTGGCTGTCATTAATTTCTGACCAACCTGGCGTTTGGCTGTCATCAATACTTGCCCAATTCGCTGTTTGGCTGTCATCGATAAGCCCCCAAACATTAACGCCACTCGTTGTACAGGCTGCTTCCACGCCTGTTGGGAATACATTCGCATCTCCCTCAAACGTAACCGATCCAATACCTCCGACCATTTCTGACGGAGCTTGGACCTCAATCGTGTTACTTGTGATCGCGGTGACGCTTCCAAGCCCTGTTGTTCCTGCCACGCCTGTGACAGAGACTGTCGCTGTACCCGTGACCGAAACCGATCCCAGTGTTCCTGTGCCTTCCACACCAGTGACCGAAGTGCTTGCGTCAGCCGAGACCGTAACTGAACCAAGCGTTCCCGTACCAGCAACACCCGTGGGACTAACATTTGCTTCACCTGTGACCGTAACTGAACCAAGAGTACCAGTGCCTGATACCCCAGATACACTAACACTCGCATCAGCGGATACAGAAATCGAGCCAAGAGTCCCTGTCCCTGCAACGCCTGTAACGCTGACGTTCGCATCTGCCGCAACCGAGACCGTGCCAACAGCGCCTGTTGCTCCAGGTACTGCTTCGCCATTACCCCACGTTCCTTCGCCCCATCCATGAGAGGAAGAATTCCATCCATCAAAGGCAACCTTGACATCAGCCACACACTATATCCTATGCAATCCTAATGATCGCGTTACTGGCATCTGCCGCTGGGAACTGAATAGTAAAGTCACCACTTGTAGATGTCTTGTCTGCGCCAAAGTCTAACGCACACACAGCTCTGTTAGCTGTTCCTGCGGTTGTAGAAGAGTTATAAATTAACGCTCCTCTTGCAGTAATCGAACTACTGGAAAATGTTGTATCAGCAAAATCTGTAAGTGCTGTAGTGCCAGAAGTGGTTGGGTCTACATTAGTTAAGGTGTTACCCCCAGAAGTATACCCCGTTCCAGAGACCTCGTTGGTCGTTGAAAAAGCTGTGGTAGAAGCTGACAAAGTTGCGCTGCTGGTAAACAAAGCAATCTTAAATGTATTGCCTGTACCTGTAGTGGTTGTTGTTCCACCACCCGATCCATTGTGAAAGTTATGTATTCCCTGAAGTAACTCAGACTTAAAAGAAGTACACATTGCTGTCGTAATCGCCATTACAGTCTCCTTAATATATCTGCAATGTCTGGGTGACCTTGCTGAATAAATTCATTCATAAGAGTAGTTCTATCACTCTTAATAGCTTGTTTTATGATACCTAAAATTACATGATAAATGCGACTCTTAAAAGCTTCTGCTTGCTGCCTAACAATGGGATCAACAGAATCAGATATACCAACTATTTGTTCTACCGCTCTTTCTGCGAGTTCTTCAGGAGATAGTCCTCGATTATGTGTTGTCTTAACCACAACATCTCCTGCTCTTGATTCAACTGCTATCTCAAACATAATTAATTTTATCTCGCAATGTCATATCTGAATTCATCTCTAGCACCGTAACCTTCTCCAAGTCGTTTTAATGAAGTAATTGCGGCAACAAATCTTTGTTCGTATTGAACAACTTCTTCTGGCACTTTTAAGAAAGTAGCAGCTTCAGCTAAAGTTCCATACAACAACGCATCTGGCGCATTAGTAGATAACCAGGTTGTTCCGCTGTCAGCACCTGCGGTTAGTGATGCAGGTCTGTGTTTGTAATGTAATTCAAAGGTGTAGTTGCTATCTGGGGTTGGGGCTAGGATAAAAGTATTTTCATCAAACACTGCATAGTATTTTGGTAGGCCAGTGGTTGAAGGATTGGTTGTGTAATCTCTAATAAATGAAACGTGCTTAAACAACAGATAATGGTAAACATTACTGGATATCACAGACAGACTGTAAGGAGACAAAAAGTCACTTGGAGCAGATAGATAAGTACTGCTTGCTGTTGAAGTGCCCGTAACATTTTTTCTAAAATCAGGAAGCTCAACATTCTTTAATATGCGTTCTTCTGCTTCCTGTATGAATGTAGTTAGCTGTGTATCAAAAGTGCTTTCTGATGTTTCGCAGTAATCTTTTACAGCCGTTTTTAAAGTAGCTAATGTAAAACTCATGTTATTACCACCGTTACTGTGCCTATTTCTCCTGTAGATGCATCCATGCTAAATGCAAAACCAATACTGTCGCCAGTTGTGGTCATCATTGAATTTGCATCTATCGTTCTAACAACGCCTTCTCCAGCCACAAGAGATGATGAAACTTGAGGTCTTGGATTTCTTATTGCTTCTGGATCAGCAACATGAGGAACTGGATCAAGTTGAGGTTCTTTAGGTTCATAACATTCAGAGCAAACAAAGAATCCAGTCCATTCTTTTTTTAACTGAGTGTATTTATATCTGAACCCACATCTGTCGCATATGGCAAGTGAGTGTTTGCCTGATGCGTAAGTCATTAGGCTTGCCTATCAAATCGCAAGCTTGGTGCTATTCTTAAAGAAGCTCTGCTACTGTCTTGATCTGCCGCTCTAGCAAACTCTTCTTCATAAAATCCTTTAAGCATGTTTACTCGATCAGGCGCTTTCTTTAGTGCTATGTAATAAGACAACCCAGCAGCTAAACAGGGATAAAACCTAAAAGGCATATCCACTGTATTAACACCAGCATCTGCATCTTCAATCCTAACCAATCGGTTTATAATCAATTGATCAGTACTGTTTTCAGAAGCTGGCCATATGTAAAGTCTTGGGGTTATTTGTTTGTCCAAAAACCATTGGTTAGGTCTCGCTTCTGTATCTTTGCTTGGAATGTTCCAATACTCGGATCTACCAACTTGATTCATTTGAATATCAGTTGTTGAGTTGTTTTCAGTTCTACGCAAAACAACATCTAACACATCAATTGTCGTTGATGTTAAATCAATAAATTGATCAGACTTGGATAACGTAGTAGCTGTGTTTGTAATCGTCCACTGATTCAAACCTCTATTGGCCCAGTCAGCAAACAACAGATTCAAAGAACGTCTAGCGGTGATGCCATCGTATCCTGTTCGATACTCAAGACCGCACCGCTCAAACGCTTCTTCTATGTACTCCGCAACGTCTGGTTCAAAGTCTCTAGACCCTGATGTCGCCATAATTTTTTCCTATGAAAAAAAGATAGTTACACGATCCACATTAGTAATATCTGCGAATACACCATTAGAAGCAAAGACCCCCTGGTCTGGTATGTTCAATGTTTCGTTGGTGTTGGCGTTAACTCCAAGAGTTAATAACGCAGTTCCGCTGGCTGCACTAGCGTTATCATAAAAGATAACAGAACCATCAGAACTGCCACCAGCAACGATCAACCCTCGCAATCTGCAAGGGTGATCTACTAATGCTCCATCAGCCGTAACTGTTGCAGTTTTTACATCGTTGCCCGTGATACGAGTAGCCATATCAATTTGCTCCTATATTAAGCGTCAGCAAAAGGAGTAACTAAAGTACCAGAACCTAGTATCAAACCTTCTACTGCATATTTAGCACTCGCTATTGCAGTCACTCGTATGATGCTTCCTGCCAAACCGCCTTTTGTAGAACCATTCTGGGTAATTACATCGTTAGATGCACCCGATATAAAGGTCTTGCCTGTTGCGTCATCAACACCAGTGTAAATGCCACCAACAAACTTGTCAGTGCCATCAGTTAAAATATCCATATCAGTTGCAGCAGTTACAACTATAAAAGTGAACTGAGCTCCTAGATTTGCTGTTTGGTTGGGGTCTCCCTTGTCAGTGGGTTCCGTTACAACAATGCTTGGAAGAGTAAACTTACCATCTGCGTCATTACAAAGTAACGGTCTTCCAGCATGAGCAGCAACAGTAAGAGTAGTATCAGCCGTTAAACTAACAACTCCGTTGTATCCTGCGCTAATAACGCCAGACAGGGATCGAATTGGACCAGAAAAGGTTGTCTGAGCCATCAGGTTTCCTCCTTACGAAAGGTTTCGCCCTAGAGTCTTCGTAAGCGTCTGCTGGGCCAGTCGCTAGGGCTAGTGTATCCCAGTAATAAAGGGGGCATAAAGCCCCCTATCTGCTTTAAGCTCCTTGAGAACCAAACACGCAGCGTGGATTAGAAAATCCAAAACTATATCGCTCACGCGCCTTGTATCTCACGTTACCAGTATCAAAGTCACCTTCCATTGAGGTGGCTATTGGAGAACGCTCAAAGTGCTTAAACCCATCAGGACAGTCAGTCAGAATGAAAAACGCATCTGTGTCTGTCAAGAAATGGTTGACTGCATAACCTTGCGGCAACAGACCCATGTTCCTTACAGCGTTGATGTCGTTATCTGCTGTACCAACCCTTCCAGGGCTTTCAAGCAATCGATCAGCAACAAACTGAAGTTGAGGAGGAACAATCAGCTTGGTTCCCTGAAGAGCCAAGATCATGTTTCTGTCATCAACAAAAGTACTAATGCTGATCAAAGCATTTTCTAATGAGGTCTCATTAAGGTCACTCATTGTAGATGCTCGATTAGCAAGCGTGCCTCCACCAGCTAATGGGTGGCTTGTGTTGATCAGGGAAACCCCGTCACCGCCAGTAAAGCTTGAGCTAAACGCATTGTTCAATACGTTAGCAGCTTTAACCTGCTTGCTGTGCGCCATACTTCTAGCCAAAGCCTTGGTATAACGTGCGCCAAGTCGGTCATAAAGGTTGTCCTCTACAGCCTCTTCTGTAAGCGCAAATGCAAGTGATACGGTTTCATGGGTGTATCTGGCAGTAAAACCTTCAGAAGCTTGGTCGTAGTTCACGCCCTGCCCTTCAGTTTTGACTTCAGCATTACCGAAACCAACGATTAGTACTTCCTCTTCAAACGCTCTGTCTGAAGATTCAGTTTCAAAAATCTCTGCATGCTCGTTTTCATAACGCGCATACTCCATGCCAAATAAAGCGTTGAGTCCTGGCTCTAGCTCTTTGGCTAATTGTGCTCTTGAAATAGCCATTATTTAGCCTCCTATGCTAATCCAGCGCCTTTTTGGCCGAATATTGAGTTTTGAATAACAACTAAAACATTTGTATTTGCCGAAGCAACGTCTGAATTCTCAGGGTCAGTTGAGATATCAATCGCTTTTATAGGCAAGGATGCTGTAGTTGCACCTGTTGAGACTTCAAGCTCTGCTCCAGAAATACCAGTTACGGTGCTACCTGCACTGGTGTAGACGATGTCAAAATTACCGAACAAGTCGGCAACTGGAAACGCTGCGTCTGCTTGAATTTCATAAACGACATTCGGATCATCAATCACAAATGCAATGATGTCAGAAGCGTTTGTACTAGCAGGATAGTAATTACTAAAAACCTGCTCACTAGTTGTGGGATCTGTGTAGGAACACCCGTTGAATACACCAACTATAGGTACAGTACCACCATCAGCGTGTACTTCTACACCACCTCCGGTAACTTGGGCAACCATGTCGCCCTGAAATATACTTGTTCCATAGTTTGCAGCGATTCTGTAACGGCTTTGTCCACCAGTGTAAGGCGCACCGCCTATCATCCTAGTTGGACGCATCCCAAAAGCGGCATCATTATTAGCCATCTTTTATTCTCCGTAAAACATAATCAAAATAATGTCCAAAGCTACGCTTTAGGACTCCCAAATGAAACCTGCGTTTTTCTATCCCTAGAGATAGGCATTGCAGGGTTCTCTTCTCGCATCAAATCATTATCAACCGCTTTCATTTGGTTTTCTGTTTGACGCTCGAAGTGAGCATTCCTTTCTTCCACTGTTTCCTCTGGGATTTTGCAAAGAATCAAGCCGCCAACGCCAACAGTACCTGCATGTTTACCGTCTTCAATTGTAGGTAATTCGTACCCTAAAACTTCTTCTGGTTTAACAGGTTCGTATCCCTCGCGGAATCTCATGTGAACATTGGTTTTATCATCTTCACCTCTTATAGCAGTTCGTATCCATCTATACTTCATGCCAGGGGGTGGAGGAGGAGTCTCTAAGACTTGAGGTGGTGTCCATGGTTTTCTTGCAGTCTGTGTAGACCGAGAAGAAGCATTCCTTGGGGTTCTATTAGATCCTTTTGCTGTTTCTTCGCTCATGAATTCTGTAACCTCATCTTTTGTTTTGCGTATTCTTTGAACGGTACTCCAAGTTTTTTAGCTAATTGCTGTTCGCTTGGACTTAGTTCAATCCTACGATCATTTTGATTGCGTCCGTTTCCAGTTGTGCGCGTAGTTGAAACGACAGTCTGGACGTTTTTTCTGTCGTTTGTAGCGTTATCAAACTTATGCGGCAATTCTTGTCGCATACGGTTATTCAACTCAGAATAATACTCGTCAGATTCTAAGTCAATGCCAGTACGGGCAAGGTCTTCGTGGATTGCCATTGCCACATTAGTCATAATTCGGTCGCTTCCAAACCATTCATTATCATTTGCCCATTGTTTTGCTTTGTCAGATGGCTCTTGATATTGAGGTTGTTGAGGAACTTGCTGTAATTGAGCGGGGCTTTCTGTTTGCGCTTCAGCTTGTCGATTATTGTAATCTTGAAGTTTTTGTTCGTACTCTTCGATTTCCTGATTGTATTGATTTAATGCAGTTCGATCCGCTTCTGCTCTAGCTAACAATTGTTGTGCTTCGATCAAACCATCTTGATCTCCAGCATCCATTGCTGCTTTCAGAGCATTCTTCGCTCCTTCCGCTTGAGCATCAATACGGTTTTCAAACTCAACACCATAACTTTTTTGAACTTTTAAGTTTTCTTCAGCCGCTGCACTTTGAGTTGTATTTAATTTACCTTCAAGCTCTTGGTTTTTTTCAAGAAGAGTTTTGGCATATTGCAATGCTTGCAATTCTCTACGTTGAAATTCTTTAGCTTGTGCAACTGACTTATTAATTCGATCTTGAGCAGTTTTGTTTCTTCGCTCTACTTCGTTTAATTCTTCTTCGTTAGGTAAAGGCTTTGATTCAAAGTCTTCTTGAACTACATCATCGGTAATTGGGTCAATGCTGTTAACATCTTCTTCACTTAGTTCAATGAATGTTGATTCTTCAGAGGTATCCTCTTCAACACGCCTTTGTTCAGGAAGTGCAGCTTTATCAATGTTTTCATCATTGAGATTAGCTAGAGCCTCGGTTAAGGTTTCTTCAGCCATGATTTACTCCTATAGTGATTTGATGTCATCGGGATCTGCTATGGTCCCAATTACTTCATCATCGTTAATGATTTTTACTTCTTCGCCATCTTCAAATGCAAAACGAGCACCTGCATAACGACCAATAAGAACCCAATCACCTTCCTTACACCAAGGAGTATTTCCAAACTTACTTTCATCTTGATAAGCTAAGGGGCCAGCTTTTAAAACATAAGCAACAATCGTTGATAAATTTTCTCTATCTACGGTTGATTGAGTCAGCATAATACCACCATCAGTCATTCCTTTACCTTTGTAAGGCATAACTAATAATCGATAACCTGCTGGATTAGGCATGCGCTCTAAGAGCGATTTGTCCAGTAATTCAGGATCTAAGACCCTTTTTTCTGGTTCAATATATGCGTCTGCAATAGACGTTTGTGCGATAGTGTCCACTTGGGGTTCACTCATCGATGTCTCCTTCAACGTGCAATGCTTCTTTTAAATCTTCGCGAAGGGTGCGAAGCATTGATAACTCACCCATTACGAATTTGTAATCCTCCATATCTTTGATTGCGCCACCAGACAAATAGTCTTTGGCGCGTTCTTCATAATCATTGAACTTCTTTAAAATATAATCTGCTAACGCTAGTGAATCCATTTTACGTTTTAAATAAACGTCTTAAAATATCTACTCTAGGTCTTGATGGCCCACCAGGCTGTGCATCAGGATTATAAGTAGGTCTTGGCAATGGCCTCTGTTTATTCATGGTTGGTGGGGCAGAAGGCGAATCTCCCATCCCAGCGTATTGCATAATAGGCTTGATTGATGGAAGACCACCATAACCACCAAAGGTTTCTCCAGCAGCTTTTTGCATAAATTGAGGAATGTCTGGAAATTTAGGTTGAGATTCATCTTGAAAACCAACTATAGGATTAATTGGTTGTTGCATTTGCATTTGACCCAAGAAAGGATTTTGAAAACTAGGTACTGATGTTCTTTGGCCTCCACCAATTAAACCAAATAATCCTCCCCCACCTGTAGCTCTTCTAGCTTCTTGAGCTTCTTTAATTCTTTGTATTAGTTCTGGAGCAAGATTTCTTCCCCCACCAAATAATCCCCCTCCTCCTCCAGTAGGAAAATAATCAGTTAAAGCTACTGGCGCACTCGTAATCCCTTCGCTTTCTTCTGGCTTCAACTGCATCATCTGAGGACGTTGCGTAATTAAATTAATAGGAGGTGGTAATACTTGTGCTTGAGGCACTCCTGGTTTGCCCACTGGCATTGGTGGCCTATACATTGGATCTCCAGTGATAGGATCATAATAATATTCTCCTCCAGAACGAACTCCTTCTGGCAAAGAAAATTTTCTTTGTAATTCGTTTTGTTCAGACGCTTTCTTATATCCTTCTATAGTCTTAGATCGATTAATAGAAGCAGGAGCAATAGAAGCAGAAGGCTTAAATCTCTCCCTTATAGTTTGTTCATCGTTTATTAAATCTTCTAAACCTAAAGGACCACCTCTCATATTTATTCTTCTGCCTACGGGAGATCTTCTTTTAGTTTTAACTTTAGGATTTTTAGTTTTAGCTTTAGAAACGGGCTTTGCTTTTTTAGGAGTCTTTGTCTTGGTAGATGAAGCAGGTTTATACCTACGAATAATTTCATCAATACCTGTATCTTCCATTTCTCCAATGTTTGGAATACGAAAACCCCTTGACCTAATCATTTAGAATATTCCTTCAAATTTAGTGCCTCGTATCGCTGCACCGCCACCACGCATCTTACCCGCGCCAAAAGGCTTAGGTGGGCCTGGGTTAGCAACATCTTCTGTCTTGGCAAAATCAACCGTGCCTTGGTCTTTTATACTGACCTTGCTATCAGAAACTGTAGGCTGTGGAAACGAAGTCTGACGTTTAATTGGATTCATTCGATCCTCCTATGTGGATTTCTTTGGAGCCTTGGCTTTTGGAGCAGCCTTTTTCTTAGCTTTCTTTTTAACTGGCGCTTTGGCCTCTACGCTTTTTTCTGGAATCGGGGTTGCTTCAACCTCCTCAACCAGTTTTTCAATCTTTTCAACAATGTCGCCACCTTGGACTCGTAATCTTTCAGCTTCTCTCGCTTCAGCTTTATGAACTTCTGCACGTTTTTGTCTTACGCTACTCATTTGTTTCTCCCAAAAAAAGTATCGGTCATGTCTTTCATTGACTTATTTGCCATGTCTGCCATCTTGAATTCTCGCTGTTGATCAAGCCTTTCTTTGGTTCGCTCATCTTTCATGCCAGCAATTTCTTCAGATGAATTAATCTTTTCTTCAGTAAGGCGACTTTGCTCTCTTAATCGCTCTCTGTCCAGAGCAATACGTTGATCTGCATCTTCTGCCTTACGTTCTACATCTTCAGCTTTGATTGCCAGTTCCTGCCTTCTTAATTCAACTAAAGGATCATCAGGTTGTTGAGGGCCAAAGCTTGGTGCGATTTGTTCCATCAAGTTAGAAGTAATTTCAGACACCTTACTCTCAATTAAGTTCTGCATCTGCATTTGCATTTGTTCTAACTGAGGATTCATAGGAGGAGCCATACCAGGTTGCATAGGCATCCCTCCCATAGGCAACTGTTGAACTTGCTGCATTTGTTGTTGCATCTGCATGACTTCTGGATCCTGCATCGCTAGTTGTTGAGCCTTTAATCCAATATGAGCATAAATATGACCTTGGATAATAGACTGAATCTGAGGATTCATTTGCACAAGAGCAGTCCCATAAAGGTATAAATGAGATGCAATGTGTGCGTCATGATTCTGCTCAGGAAAAGGCTGATAAGGCTGACCGCTGACAAACATGCCGTTCTCCTCCGCAGAGCCGAGTGGGGCTGGTGGGGGCGGGGGAGGCGGCAATATTTGCTCAACCTGTTGTATTCCCATGGCTTCATACATACGTTTGTATGCTTCATAAATTCCCATGGGGCCATGAATCTCTGGCGCGGCCTGAACCATTTGTAACATTTCTTGAGCCATCATCACGCGCTGGCTCATCGAGAATATGTTTGGATCAGATACTGGAATAATGTCTATACGATCATCAAAGTCAGTTTCTTTAACTGCCTGATTACCATTGGCTGTCATGTACGGATAAAATGGCGGCATGTAAGTCTTAAAGACCTGCGCCAGTAATCCAAACTCAACACGCTGTGAATAATGCAATCGTTTATGAATCGCGCTCATGACACGGCTACCGCGCTCCAGTAACGCAACAGTCGTACCTACAGGAGCGGCCTGATTGCCATCTCCTATCTGCATGTCACCAATCGAAGCGAAACGCTGGCCTGATTCAACCAGCATTCCTAATAAATTTAATAACGTACCACTTGGTTCTTTAAACGGAAGCGGCATCAGTGCATCACGCAATGACCCTCCGGGGGCATCCATATCCCTGAATTCTCCGGGTTGGATTGGCGTATCACTATCCCTGATACGAATGCCTCTAGCTTTAAATCCTCCGGGTAAATTGGCTAAAGTACCCGCATCAATTAACTGTCTTAATATGGAGGTCGCGCCACGCGACAATCCACCAATCATATGAGTCAGGCCAAAGCCATAAAAACCGACACCTGGTAAAAACTTGTAATGAACGAAATAATCGACACGCTTACGCATGGGATCATTGGGCTCGTAATTTCTACGAATCGAAAGAATCGATGAGTCTTTAGGTGATAGTGTGACAATGTAGGGAAGTTTGATTCCGGTCAGTTCACCATTCTGGTCAACATCTTCGTAGCCTGGAATATCCAACTCAACATGCATTTCGTAGATTTCACAATCATCACTGTTCGCATATGAGGGTTTTACACCTTGCAATTCATCCAGCTCTTCCTGAATACTATCCTGATCATTGGAGTTTCCAGTGATGTTTGATAATGAGGTTTTACGATAAAACCCTGATTGCTGCATTTTCTTAACATCATTGATCGACATATCAATGACATGAGTAATTCTATTTGCACTTTCCAGACTGGTTGCGCCATAAGACACAACCAGCTTCTCAGAAGGAATAAATCGGGAAACTGCTCTGTTTAAAGTCTGGTCAAAGTGAACCTTTCTAAACGCACTACCTGATAGCGGTAAATAAAACAGCAACTGATCTGTCTCAGGATCGTACTCTTTCATCACCTGAGTGAGTTGATAGTTCATGTACTCTTGTACACGCGCTGCCTGTAAATCTAGTCCGGGGGTGGCGAAGCCAACAGTCTGAGCCCTGACTGGGCCGCCAGCGGGTAACATCTCTTTGTAAGCCTGTGCCTGAAACTGAGTAACTGATTCAGCCAGTAGAGGGTGGATAACACCTGATGCGCCCTCGAAAGGCTCAGTGCGGTCCTCGAACTTCATACCAAGATATTCAAGACCTTCCTTGTATTGCTGTTCCCACTCCTTTCGAGAAGATTTATCTGCTTGGAAATCAGCTATGGCATTACTGTAAATACGGCCTAATTCAAACTCATCAATGGTTTCTGCCAGATTGGCATAGAAGTCTTCGCCTTGATCCATCTGCTCCATAGGAGGAGCGCCGATCAGCATTGTGCCATCTTCCAGGGTTTCTACGTCTTCGTCACCCAACCCATCAAACATAGAGGCAACAGGTTCTTCCTCCACGCCAATCTCTATTTCCTTGGAGTTGTCCTCAATATCAAGGACTTCTTTATCAATGTCATCTACACCGCGTTCAATTGCCATGGCTTACTCTTTGTCTGCGTATAGGTTGTCAAATATTCTATTGACATCCAAAGTATAATCCAAGTCCGATTTGCTGTAATGAATATGTTGGGAGGGTTTAAAATCAGGCGCACCTTTCCCAGTCTCAAACCAAGCTGGATGAGTGACTCTAACACGATTATTTGGTAATGCCACAATATTTCCAGTCCACGGCCCTGCGTCCAACAACTCCATTACATGCGATTGTTTGTGTTGAGCGGGGTCATCTGCGATCTCATTCTCAGCATAATCTACCGTAAACAAATATTTCGCGGGGTACATTTCGCCATCTATCTTGGCCAGCCAAGGACACGGTGTGGCTCGATCAAGAACATATACTGCATGTGTATGTGAAGAACAATCCCATGGTTGAGCATCATGCACGGCCATAGGGATAGGCCATTCTTCAAAAGGGGTATCACCAACTAATGCGGTGATGGGCATACGCGCCCACATCGCACCGCCATGCACATTCGGATCATCTTCACCATCAGCTTCACAGCCAGTAAAGATTACCTGAAAGCTTAAACAGCGAGTAGGCATTGTGGTCACAGCAATCACCATCGCGTGTAAAAACTCGCCATGGTATCTTTCGTGATTGACTGTGTATTCCCTTCTCACCCACGCCTTGAAATGCGGGATGTTGCTTTGGAGGTAAGGCAATTATTTTATCCCCACTTGTTCTCCCATTTGGTTCCCATGGATTTTTTCTTTTTAACTATTCCACCTTTAGCCATTTTTCCTGATGGCGGAAAAAATTCTGGACCAGAGAAATCACCTCTTTCTTCTGGAGACAAACTATCTCTTTTAATTTTGTTTTCTCTTTTTTTAAGCTTTTTACCAATTTCTTTTGATATCTCTTGGTTAAATTTTTTACTACTTTTTCTAGTGTTGCCTTCTCCCTTAGAACCTAACTTATCTATTTTAGATAACTTAGGCTTTTTTTCTTTTAACAAACTTTCTAGTCTCTTAGCGCCAGCAGCACCATCTTCTTTAAGTATTTCATTAATAGATCGTTTGTCTTTAGGAAGCAGAACATTTACTTCAAAACTCTCAATATCATCTGAAGATGACTTTAATAACTTTTTTAAATTTCCAAGAGATTTTCCTAGCTCTTTGCCGCCAGATTTTATTATCTCTTTTAAGATTTTACTCATCTTATTTCTGCTCCAAACCCTCTTAGAGCTGCACCTGTGCTGCGCTTCTTCTTGGCTGACTTAACTGCACCGCCTTTGGAATAGCCTTTCTTAGCCATGCCGCCATTTTTCATATAGCCCATCTTGTTGCGAACATCTTTAGGCAGTTTTTTCAAACCTTTATTTTCTGGAGGCACTGGCTTTTTAGCAACACCGCCTATGGCGTAACCCTTCTTCTTCATCGCGCCGCCTTTAGCCATGCCCTTGGACTTCATCATGCCACCCTTGGAGGCCATCTTGGACTTCATCATGCCGCCCATGTTTTTCTTGCGAGGTGTTTTACCAAGGATTCGATTAAACGCCTGAGTCATTGTTTCGCCTTCCCTGATTTCAGACTTATCAATGGTTGCTTTTTTCTTACCATCAGCACCCATGTAATGCTTCAATCCATATTCTTTAGCTCGTTTAAGTGCGCCTCTTCCAGAAAAATCTTTCCAGGTTAAATCTTTTGCAGCGTCCTCTTTTCTTCTTTTTTCCTTATCTAACTTCTCTTGATTTTTCTTGGCAGAAAACTTAGCAATGTCACTTACCGCTTGCCTGTCTTTCTTCATCTGATCAGTAGTTTTTAATGTTTTTGACTTTGGCTTTGGCTTGTCATTAGAGCCTAATGTGGTCAGCCCAATAACAGCCGCTGTTCCCGCACCAGCACCGCCTATTTGTTTTTTCCTTTTGCTTACAGCAGCATCTTTCTCTTTTTGCTGCCTTCTCTTTTGAGCGCCTCTGGTTTTTTTAGCTTGCGCCCTTGCTTTGTCAATAGCTTCTTGCCTAGCTTTTTTAATTGCTGGATCTTTACTACCAGCAAAAGACTTTAAAGGATCTTCCTTTTCTTTTAATTTTCGCCTTGTTCTTCTGGTTTGTGATTTTTGTTTTTCTGTTAATGACTTGGGGGTTAAAAAATCATCAATAGCTTTGCCAGCTTTACCCAGTTGTTTGCCTATTTCTTTTCCAGCTTTTGTTGAAACAGTTTTTAGCAAATTTGACATTTATAGTCTCCTAATAATAAACGCGCTTCTGTCGGTACATTTCCTCTTCAGCCTCGTCAGAATAAAGAGATACGAAATTGCCCTGTCTGAATCTTAATACAGCCTGAGTCATCGAGTCTACATAATCATCGTGCTCACCGAAAGGGAAAGACGCACACTCCTCAATCACTTCATCTGCAAATATACGGTCAGGAGCCCACACCATTCCAGCCTCAAATACAGGACTGACTGCATGAACGCGAGTCACCTTATCATTACCCCTTGATGGGCGATAGTTAGTTACTGGCACACCCATAGCTCTTAACTCATGCGTGAGAGGTGTTCCACTGGCCTGTGCTTCGATTAGAACGGAATCAGGCTTGTATTCATCATATTGCTCCATTGCCACCGCTTTAAGCTCTGGGAAGTCCCAGCGACCTCTCTCAGCGTTCAATAGAATAATTGCATCACCTTTATCCTCTGCGGGACTAAAAATACCCCATGTGGTAATCGCACTGTAATCCGCGCTCTGTTTTTTACTGAATGCCGTATCATAACTCTGAATCACATAGCTACATGGGGGAGGTGAGTCATCTTCCCAGATGTTCCACCATTCGCGCTTTACAATAGCGCCTTCCTCAGATGTGGGGTTCTGCTGATATTGTGCGTTCCATTTAGATACAGGAATCGAAGCTTTAACACTCTCCAACTCCTCTTTCTTCCAGAACTCAGGCCACAAGACATTACCCGAATCCTCAAATATGGCTGGTAATTCCACTACATCCCATTGATCTGCATGAACCTCAGTCTGACGATTCAACAACTTGGCTGTTAGATCCAACGTACTCCACCGAGTCATGACAATTACAATGGTTCCACCAGGCTGAAGACGCTGTCTCGGACCAGAGGTATACCATTCATAACACGATTCCAGCAGATTAGGACTCAATGCGTCCTGTTCTGAGTGAGGATCATCAATAATCAATAAATCTGCACCCCGCCCCGTGATGGCTCCACCAACACCTGCTGCAAAATATTCCCCACCCTGTGAGGTCTCCCATCGACCCGCACTTTTGGAATCTGCTGATAGAGTCACATTTGGAAAAATGCTGGCATATTCATCGGAATCCATAAGGTTCCTTACTTTTCTTCCGAACCTAACCGATAAATCAGCCGTGTGGGTGGTCTGCATGATCTTCATATCAGGCTTGATACCCATAATCCATGATGGAAAGTACACTGAAGCGAACTCAGACTTGGTATGTCGAGGGGGCATATTAACAATTAATCTTTTTATATCCCCTTTGGCTACCGCCGTAAGCTTGTCAGCTACAACACGATGGTGGTCACCCTCAATAAAGTTAGGCCAGATAAATCGGATGTACTCCATAAAGGAGTCTCTACTCTTTTCCTGTGCATCGATAAGGCTTAATCGCTCCTGAAGTTGGAGGATTTCTTTAATCTCAGATTCTTTAAGATGGGAGAGGTTAACCAATTCTTTTTTCCAAATAATTATTTGTGGTGAATGACTATGTATACAGTATACATATACTGTATACATTTTAGGGGGGGTCGGATTTTTTAAATCCTGCCCTCTAATTCTGCACTCGATCTCGATAGAGTCCCACATTTTTTTCTCGCGCTCATCCTGGCAGACAGCCGCCTGGGCGTTGACGTTCTTGTTAGTCGGGGTGGCGTGGACCTGCTTGTTGTAATAGACGATCTTCTAACACAAGGGCTCACACAATCACGCTAGAAAAAATCGACCTCTCAAAAAAAATCGCGACCCAAACAGAAAAAAAATTTCACTGTACAAATGAACAAGTAAATAAATGTTTGCATTGCCGTAGCATCTAATGTTAAAATTACCTTGTCTTTTAAAGACAAACATAAACAACTAAATAGGAATATGAAATTGAACAAACTAAAAGAAAAGATAGAAACAATCTCGAAAGAAAATCCTGCCGCTAAAGATTTAGAAGAACATGCTTTTAGATTACAAGCTAGAGCGTCGGAAATATTTGAAATAGTCGCATTACTTGATCAACCATCAATTCACTTTTTAAACGAAGCTTGTCCCGAACTGGTTAACTTGGCTGTTGCTACTGGTAGATTAGAAAATATTGGTAGAGCTAAAGAAATCAAAGAAGTGATTACTTCATTTGGGAGAAAACCCAAAGCTTCAGAATGGGAATATGTAAACGACATAAAAGAGACTGGACATTTTGAAGTTTAGTTAATCTAACACTAGCACACTCTAACGAGTGTGCTAGATGATAGGTTATCTATCAATTCATTAATAACTTGGAATAAACTATGACTAAACAATTTGATCCGAAACTAGAAATCAGTCTTTCAAGAAAACTGAATACTCAAAAGAAAAAAAGAACAGCGATTCTAAACAAGGCGCTAGAGTCTTTATCTAATGAAGAAAAAGAAACATTTTCAAAATTAGAAACAGAGATAAACAGTAATGAGTACAAATTAGAAAAAAACAGAAAACCAGCAAAAACCCTATTAAAAACTGTAGTAAATCAAAACGGAAAAACTTTAGTTTTTAATGTAAACAATGCGAAAAGAATCAAAGCAACAGTATACAAGAAAAAAGAAGATGAAATGTCTTTTATCATGCCAGTTCAAAACCATGAGGGGTTTTATATATCTGGTAAATTGTCTGGTGTGAGAGAATACAAGAAACTCGAAGAGTTTACGCTGCACAAAAAATAAACCAGCCCCACCAAACAAAAGGCCAGCATCCCTGGCCTTTTTTTATACGGCAATGCAAAGTATAATTAACTAAACCAATAGGAGTCTAACCCATGGAATTAATATCAATTAAACAAGCGACCGAAAATGTAGGCGGTTTATCTAACCCCTCTAAAATGCCCGATGATTGTCAATCATTCGGGATATCTGCAAGGGATTGCAAGACTGGCTCACGGCTGGCAAAAATTTCAGGTTCAATCTGCGAGGAATGCTACGCACTAGGTGGGTTTTATATAATGGATTCCACCACTAAGGCACACAATAAAAGAATCCAAAAGATTTACTCTCCCGAATGGGTTCCGAGCATGATTGCATTAGCCAAGCGCAAACCATTCTTTCGCTGGTTTGATAGTGGAGACATTCAAAGTATGCGTATGTTAAAGAACATCGTTAAAATCGCGATCGCTGTACCGACTACCACGTTTTGGTTGCCGACAAAAGAAAATAAGATGGTCGCGTCATACCTAAAAGAGCATGGCGCGTTTCCAAACAATCTAATCGTGCGGGTATCTGCTCCCATGATAGACGGACGGCCACCAAAGCGATTTGAACTAACCAGTACAGTACATAAAAACGAAGCGCCAATTGACCATGAGTGCAACGCACACAATCAAGATAATAAGTGTATGGATTGCCGCGCATGTTGGAATCCATCAATTAAAAACATTAGCTACAAATACCACTAGGAGAAAATGAAAATGAATCTATCAGAAGCAAAAAAAATAACTGGTAACCAGCCAACTTGGGCATTAAAGAACATGGTCAAGGCTTTAAGCATGCATGCTTGGTTGAATACACCAGAAGAAAACGAGCGGTTAGCTGCCGCTCAATTAATTCTATCCAAAAATAAATAGAGATAAAAAAATGAAAGTAAGAATTCAACAAACCATAGAGTTTCGCAAACACGAGGTTCAAGTTTTAAAAAAAATGGCGGAAGAAAAGGGCTACGCTTCTTGGCGTGACTTTGTTAGCTGGAAAATTTGCTCACTGGGCTACGGTGATTTGGACGCCGAAATTCATAATTGGGAAAACCATGAAGAGTGGCAAAACATGACCGAAGAAGAGCGAGAAAAAAATGAGGTTGCTCCGGTTTAAAAATAAGAATAGGAGAAAATGAAAATGAAATTGCACGAACAACGCGACCATTACCGAGAGCTCGCCAGCTCTCGGAAAACTTTTATCGAAGAGCTGAAGCGATATGTCGAGTCCGACAAATTCCAGGCTAATACTAACGTGAACGCAAGAGATATAATCTTGAGGATTAGAGAGTACCTGCACACCAATGAGCTCGAAAAGAATGCCGACCTGGGCCCAGCCAAGTGAGTCCAACCTCGAGGGGCGCAAGCCCCTCCCCTCAAACAACACAACACAAAACCTCGAGGCCGCAAGTAGGAGCTCACGGGATCCTGTCTTCAAAAAAAAAAAAATAAACAGAGGCCGCATGCTGAAGGCCGCAAGCAGATAACAACACCAGTAGGCCGCAAGCATATAATATTGCGCGAGGCCGCAAGCACACGCACCCACGCACATAAAAATTTCTGGAGGCCGCAAGCAGAGAGGGTGTAAATCCTGCCGCCCCCCTCCCCGCTCACCCTCACCCCCAACCCCCCTCCCAAATATTCTATACAAGGGGGTGAAAGAGGGGGTGGGTGCGACTCAAACCCTCAATACAGCAAAGATGAGAATCTTTCCAAAAAGCTCAAGAAAATAACGTATTGCGATACGTCATCATTGGCGTATAATCAGGGGAGTTATTCAGCAAGGGGCTGGGTAGCGTCACAATTAGGAGTCTAAAAATGAAAGAACTAAAGTTCACAAATGGAGTCCATGAAGACTGCAAACATAAGATGCCTTCGGCTATCAAGAAAAGTTTGTTGGCTCAAGATGGTGTCTGGACAGATGTGAGTTGGGGTAATGATGAGTTCGCCTCGTTCACTAACGAAGAGAATGGATGGCAACTGCGAATGGGAGATCCAAACCCATTGGTTAGATGGGGTGGTCATCATGAAGATTCTCCAAGAGGTTATCTTGTTGCGTTCAATGTTTATCACTGCGAACCAGAAGAGGGTGACCTTGCACAAGTCTACGAGTCTGATGACTTTGAGATGCTTGCACAGATTGCGAGTCAACCCACACCAAGAGCGAGGGCGTGGAAACACTTCATCAATTCAAAGCAACCAGTCTTTGTCGAAGATACAGACACAGTGATTGACGATTGGAAAGTTAAAGTTTTCAAACCTCACTTCGGTGGCACTCAGACAAACACTGAGGTATCCCATTACTTATATCTGTTTGATGGAAACCTAAGCCGAATTGATCCAGATGATGAATCTACTTTCCCTCCTTACATTGAAAATAATTTCTGGCATGAATCAGAATATCAAATGTGTCTCACGCTGGGGAATGACCAGATAAAAAGTAACGACATGGATTATCTCGAACACTGTTTATTTGAATGGTCAATCAAGCAAGGCTTGCTGGATAACTTCTTGGTATTCAAAAGAGACATCAGGAAAGAAACCATCAAGCTTCACGATCTAACTCATGATTGTGTCCACGCAATGTACGATGAGTTGGCCAAGCGTTTACCTAAGATCACTGAAGGCCATGTTAATCCTTGGCATCAAGGTCGTATTGAATCTGCGATAAGCGAAGCGATTCTTGATTGGGTACAGACCAACGATCACAACAACGAATATCTAATTAAGGAATCAGAATGAAAGAATTTAAAGTCACGGTTACGAGCGGATACAAAAAGATTTATTACGTTGAAGCAGAAAGCTGGGAGGATGCTGAAGAAATGGTTTCAGTCACTGAAGACTCTCCAGACTTTGAAGAGTTCAGCGGAACAAAAATCGAGGCAGAAGAAATCGAAGACAGGATTTCTGAGCCAAAAGAAAATAAAAGAATTGTTCTTAATGACAAACTAATCGCGTCTATCGGAGGGAAGTTAATCGACAGATATTATCGTGCGGTCGTATTGATTGGCGGTAGATCTGATAAGGATGAATACGCCCCCAATGGAAACCCAGACCTCATTGCGATTGAACAGCCATATGACAGTGGCGAGTGGGGTAGCACTGGTGGTTCTTGGTACGTTGAAACCCTGATGGGGCGTGATGAAGATTTTCCTAAAGATGAGCCAAGCGATTCGATCTGCATGGACGGTGGCCAACAATGGAATATAGAAAGCGGAATGCTTGATGTATTCAAAGCTTATGAACAACTTAAATCGGAGGAGTCCAAATGATTCACAGACATGTAACGAACACTGGTAGGCAAACCATCAAAACAAAAGATCTAAATCCTACTGATACAAAAGGTGCAAGAATAAAAGCAAGTGCATCTGGCTCTGGTAACAAAGAAACCGTGACCACTCATTACGATTATGAAATCTCTCATTCAGAGAACCATGATCTAGCGGCTGGGATGCTTCTATCAAAGCTGGGTTGGTCAAATAAAAAGAGACTCATTGGCGGTCATGGTGGACAAGTTGGGTATGTGTATGTAGTCGTAGACAAAGAAGAGCAAGAATATTGGATACCAGCGGGGTACAAGGCCAACATCGAAGAGGTCCAGAATTATTTGTACCAAGCCCCTTGGGACGATGAGAGTTTGTGGGACGTTCTCCATTGTAGTGAAGAGCTTAACTTCACTGGGTCATTTGATGGATCTGCGAGGGACTTGAACAGAGCATTCCAAGAGGGAGCGTCTTTACTGTTCAATGACCTCAAGGCATTCCATTACTGGGACAAGGGATTTTCTCAAGGTATTGGCTACAGCATTACGACCTTAGCATCAACGCTATGCGAGAAATGGGAGATAGAACAAGACGCAAGAGAGGAGGTAATAATCTAATGGATAAATTCACTGAACTGTTAATCAACTCAGGCTTTGAGCTTGAAGAAACTGGGGGTGGTTGTACCGCCCTCATGGGAATTCTTTTACCAAAGAAGTCTAATGCTTGGGACATCTGGATCATGATCACTGACAGTCAAGGTGGCACAGACTTCTCTCATGAAGAGATACAAGGGGATATATTCATAGGCATCTACGAGGGTCATCCCATGCATGACAAAGAATTGTTCACCATCAATGGGAAGATCGATAAATTTGAAAAGATCTGCAATGCATTCACAAGAGATCTTGATGATGGTAATTCAATCATTACTGAGGAGAACTGGTTGTGATTGATAAACTTGAACTAAAAAACGTGGAATGGAACAAGAGTTATTCCAAGGCGACCCACTGCTACAGGCTAACGGTGTACTGGGAGGGTGAACGCGCCTTCAAGGCATCCAATGATGGGAGTGGGGCGCATACAGAATACCATTCATGCAAAGATCATAGCGAGCAAGCATTTGAATCCTTATTCAAGACAGTTGCTGATCACTGCATCGAGCATGTAACAGAAACCAACCCAGCCTTCTTCGAGGAGATCGTAAACCAGGCAGGCTATGGAAACTTATGCGTGGAGTATCAGATCAACAAGCTGCTCAATGATTCATTCATTCTCAAGAACATGAACAAGATCATGAAGAGCAAGATCTGCCTACTGGATTCGGAAGGCCGCATATTCACCATCAAGATGAGGCCATTGGATAAGACTTTGGCATTCATAAACAAGCAAGTGGAGAACGAGACTTACAGTGAGCTCACAATCATGAACACCATGACTGAGTTGGAGAAGTCTAACCACTGGCGTACATCAACAGACAAGGAATGATAATGAACGATGAGCAGAACTACCCTAGTGAAATAGAAAATAGAGGAGGCATGAGGGATAACTCTCCTAACCTTCATCTATTCAAGAAGCACCGACAGTTTACCTGTCACTGGTGCTCTAAGGAATTCACCAGCATGCAAGCCAATGCGAGGTTTTGTTGTACTGAGCACAGAGTCTTGGCCAATCGAATAGATCGAGCGGTAAAGAAAAGGCGCAGGCTGATGGACAGAGACAGGCTTGGTCCTCATGTAAGGCCAATGAGTCTGATCAAAATCAACCAACCAGAAGAAGAGGAATGATAATGAACGATTACACTGTTATATGCGAGACAGACAAAAACTACAAAACAGAATATGTTTTTCAAGCAATAAGCTTTCACGACTGCAAGCTGCAAGCTAAAGAGCATGGTTTGTTTGGTGACAGACCAATAAGAATCGAACAAAGGTTTGAATATTTCACTGAAAGCGAGGGGTTTTAATGAGTTACAAAGCATACATATATCGGTTAAGAACCGAACAAGACATTGACGATTTAAAACAATACTTGAGCAAGATGGAGTGGGTGATGGAGGATGGTGATGTTTATTCTGCTGCCATATTCGAGTGGTTCTATGAAGTAAATAAAACCATTCCGATCAAAGCTTACCGATCAAGCAAAGTTATTTTTGATTATCAACCAACTGATCTAGTCGCGGCATTGACAGTTGATCGAGGGCATTTATACACCTCATTGATCGAAGAGGGAGAGTTGGAGTTTTCTTCCGACAATCCTCCTAGATTCAATAGACTGGATGAAGAAGAGCTACCTCTTGAGCGACCAGAACCAGGGATGATTAGCGTAAAAGATATGTTTATTTCTGACATCAGTGAGCCACCTAACAAAAAACCATTGGAGGAATATCTTGAATGGAAAAAGAATGCCCTCTGGGAAAAAGCCAAAGTCAGACTCAAGGAGTTGCAATCATGAAAACAAACTCATGGCCTAAGACCAAAAACTCCTTATATGAATTATGTAAAGAGTTCTCTGAGACATACCAGATCGATGCGCTGGGTATGGGGATTGAGAACCTGAAGAAACGAATCAGTGCTGAAGACTGCATACGCTTGGAAGAAATATCCGGTGCGATCAAGACCAAGCAATACAGGGTTACGCTTTGGACAGAGATCTTTGCCAAGGATGATGCTGAAGCGGAGGACAAGACTGCACAGATGGCTAAGAGTGTTTTAGCTGTCTTCAATAAACACGGTGACATTTTAATGGATATCGAATTCAAAGACATAACAGAAGGGGAATAATTCATGAACGAAATAACTATAGATCTTGACGGAGAACCAGTCTTAACAGGCAAAGAAGCTTACGAACCTGATGACATTTGGTGGTCAATCTATTCATACACAATGCCAGAAGACGTTGCTGACTGGGTTGAAGCCAACAACGTGGGACACAGTATAGAAAGAAGACCTGACGGAAGACCGCTCAAAGTCATAGATGACTTTGAAGATGGTGAGTACGGATTAATGCTAAGTCACTACCAAGAAGTAGAAACCATTTCAAAAGATGGCAGAGTGGCGTGTAAAAAAATGGAGCATGTGTACTACATATCCACCAACAGAGTGACCATCAAGGATGGATTAGTTGATATTGATTCAGTCAAGAAAGCGACTGCTGAATTGCTCAATCGATGTGGATACTGGGGTGAGTTTATCGAGGCACTCTGGAAAGTTGACTTTGATGTTGGGCTGCTTGATAGATCCAAGCTCATTCGCCTAGCACTAGGTAGCTAGTCCTCAATCTCCTCATCAACCTCATCATCGATGTCCTCGATCTCATCGATGTCCTCAAACTCTTCAACCAACTCTTCATCTGACTCAACATCAGGTGAAGAGTTCTCAATCCTTGCCTCAAGAACAGGCGCAAGTTGATTAGAATCAATCAACTGTCTCAACCTGGACTCCACCTCTGCACGATCCATCTGATCAATACTGCCATGCTTAATCTCTTTCCTCTCAACCATGAGGCCAGCAAGCTTTGCTCTTCCCAACTCTGCGCTCACTGCTGCGCCATAGCTTCCATCCTCAAGCGCAGCATCCCTGATCACCTTCAGGTCTCTAGCCACCTTGTCAAAAGTAATCTCATACTTTTTCTGCTCACCCTCTTGAAGTTCTCGAATCTTTTCCTGTATATGCCTGTACTCTGGACTGTGAAGTAATCGAGGGGCGACCACCTCTGGAAACCGATAGCCAGCACGATGAGCGCAATCAGTATTAGTCAGATCCTGATACACATAAAGCTGCACAAACTTTTGTTGTTTCTTGGTGAGTGTTTGTTTCTTCTGCTTGATAAGATATTTATTAGCATCAGATGCGATGTCATCTTCAGGATCAATATCAACAGTGGAATTTAAAACAACTTCACTCATAACGAGATTCTAATCGAAATCTTTTTCCTTCATCAACAATATTTTTTCTCGATGAAACCCAGGTCTACTCTGCGAATGAGTAAACGAACCAAAATGTTTTGACTTACCTGAGTGTTCAAGCTTACCTGATTTCACAACCAGCCCATGAAACTTAACCTGATGAGCCCCAACTCCAATCGGTACTTGTACAATCTCACCACCACCTTCAACAAACTTATCCACCATCTCGCTCAACTTCTGACTCAACTCTGCTTTTGTTTTACTCATATGATTCTCCTTTTAAATTTTTTTTCATTTTTTCCCAACCTCAATCTCCCTACTCAAAGAGGTAAAAGTAGAGGGTATATTTATATAGCTATATACCTCTCTTTAGAGAGTGACCCTACTGACCCTATGACCCACCCTTATAAATCAATAACTTAGCATACCGTAGGGTCAAGGGTCACGGTGGGTCAGTCTGACCCTACCTGACCCTACACTAAACCGCGCCACAGTAGGGCTTTCAGCTAGGTAGGGTCAATCGACTCCGTTTTTTTGACCCACCCCTTTGACCCTACCAGAGTCAGTCTATGCCGATCTAGAATTTACTTTAACTTTCCCTCCTAAGTGTTTTTACTCGTCCTTCAGATTGAAGGTATATTTTCTACTATCAACCAAAGCCTCGGCCTCAACATCCAGTATCACTTCGCCCAGTTCCTGTATGATCTGGGGTAGCACAGCGTTGCCTAATCCTTTGAGTCTGTCCACCCGATTGGGTATCCCATGAGCCACTCGACCCACATCGGGTTCAGGCTTCCACTCAGCTTTCCTTCTGGGGTTTGATAACCTGACTCGGCTTCGACTGAGTCGCTCAGTGTGTTGGTCATTGGGTTGCGCCCTGACTTCTCCATCGACTCCTTGCTTCGAGCGCCCTTGTACTCCCGACTTGTTGGGGTGGGCCACTGTTTCGCTTTCTTCTTTACGGCTGTTGATAGACCGTCCCCGCTTGTCTTGCTTAAACCTTTTCGATTGTGGTTGCCATTCACTGTTGGAGTCGGCCAAAGTCTGATTGGGTTGTCGCTCAGTGAGTCCTGAACTGCGGCTCCGATATTCCACCCGTGAGTGCCATCTTTGTGAGATGGGGCCA